TCACCACTATTACCTTGTGTTCCTGTACCAAAAGTATAGGCTAATTCACCAAGTTTCAGCGTACTCGGGGCTGATGTAGCTGAACTTCTTTTTATCTGAATTACTGTTGCCATCTAAAACTCCTAAAATGCTCCTGCGTTTAGTGTCAAGGTACCTGTTGTTGTAACTATCTCATTTGTAGTAACAAACTTACCATCACTTGACCTATATTGTAATATTGCTCCATCATTTAAAGCGGTGGTATCAACATCACCTAATAACTTCAATTGAAGAGAATTATTTTGAGCCGCTTGAGCAGACGGCAAGGAAACTGATACCTGTTGAGGTCCAGATTGTGTATTAACATTAATCTTAGCTGTAATATCAGGCATTATTTCTCTCCGTATGTATATTTATAACAAAAAAGAGTTGAATTAGATAGATACTTGTGGTCGTACCGTAATAATACCTTCAATAACTCTCGTTATTGTGCTTGTTGAAGTTTGTAAAATCTCCAAATCATAGACATATCTACCCTCTTCAAGGTTTGCTGTCTGGTCGGCTGTCAAACTAACTGTAACAATACCTGTCGTGGGGTCACCACTAATACTACAAGTCATTACCGTTCTTGTTCTCGTTGATGAATAACCTTTAGCCATTCTAGCTAATGCTGTATAACCTGTTAAATTAAATGCGTTACCATTTGCGTCTTTTACCGTTACATCTGAGGTAAATGTAGCGCCTTGGTCGATTGTTAGGTTAGCTATAGCTGCCATTTATTTTTCTTCCGGTACTTCTTTTTTTACTAATTCTGCAATTTTTTTGTTATAATGTGTTGTTAACACTTCGATTTTTTCTAGCTCAAGATTATGTCTTACTTTAGAGGCCTGAATTTCTTGTCTTACTACTAAGTAGTTTTGCAATTCTGGACTCAATTTAGCAACTTCATACTCTTTGCCGTCAATCATTACTGTATTCATAATTATCTCCTTATACTATTTATACAACTTATATAAATAGGTTTATTAGATTATTTATATAGATATAAGGATACTATAATACAATGAAATATTATGAAATAGAACCTGAAAATAATACCTTTAAAACTATCTCGATTCAAACGACATATATGTGTCAACTTAAATGCTCTAATTGTTATTTAGGTGACATGTTAAACAACCCAAAATATCCAGAGGTTGATATAGACAGATTTGAAGATACAATGAAACGATTAAAAGGTCGTTGTGATATTAGATTTATAGGTGCTGAACCAACACTAAATAAAAACTTACCAAAACTAATTTCAATAGCTAGAAAAAATGGTCATAGACCATCTTTATTAACAAATGGTCTTACATTAAGAAGAGAACCATATGTCAAAGAGTTAAAAGAAGCCGGTCTGAATATGTTAGGTTTGAGTATGAACGGTGGTTTAGATGATGAAATGTATAAAATATTTGACAATGGTAAATATGCAAAACAAAAAATGCAAGCTTTAGAAAATTGTTTTAAATATAAAATATTACCTCATGTAAATGTAATTGTTGACCCCTCAAATGTAAAAGTATTAAAACCATTATTAGAATATATTATTGAAATGGCTGTAAAATATAATAGACGATTTAGTCCAGTTACTTTTCCTGTTATGTTAAGATTAAAGTCAATAGGTCAAATGGGTAATTATATGAAGACTAAAACATTTTCTCTATCTGAACTATCAAAAATAGCTTCAGATTTATTTGAATCAAATGATACAATACCTGGTGAATTAGATGATTTAGTGTTTCAAGCAAATGTCAATGGTTATACTGAAACTAGAAGTGTAATATATAAAATGAATACATCAAATGGTGTATTATTAGGTAAACTAACAGACTGGTCAGTAGATGATGATGGTGTACCTGATTCTGGCAGTCAAAGAAGAGGAATATTAACAGACAATTATAAAATTGCACCATTCTTTGAATATTATAAAAAGGAGTTAGATGAAATAGAACATGAAAAAAATTAATGATGAAATAATTTTCACTAAACAATATGAAACAAAAGTAGATGTTAATAAATTTATAGACATTATCAATAGTGGTATTAAATTTTTTAGTCCTTTTGAAGATAAAAATAGTTATCTAAATTCTTATTCATATTCAGAAAAATCTAAAGAACAAAATCATTGTGGTGTGCAATTTCATTATTTACAAGAATGTGATTATGAAAATGGTAAACCTAATAGGCATGGTGAAATCTATATAAAATCAATGATAAGAAATAATAGAAGACAAAACTTAATGTCTGAATATCAAATGTTAAAAGATAACTATGATAAATTTTGTATAGAAGTAAATGAATTAAATTTTAATATTATAAAATCAGGTTATGAAGAAACTATAAAATATTTAGAATCAATACTAGGTAATATTTACAGAGTTAGACTTACTAAGTTATTACCAGGCACTACTATACCATGGCATAAAGATGAAACTCCTAATGAATATATGAGATTAATTATACCAATTATTACAGATGATGAGTGTATAAACGGATTTAGAATAGGTGACCAATATCATTATGAATATTTACCAGCAGATGGTAGCGTTTATTGGTTGAATGGTAAAATAGACCACAATGTAATTAATGGTTCATCAAAACCTAGATATGCTATTGTTCTAACTAAACCATCAGGTACAGGTTATTTTAGATAATGTTATTTCACATTGAAAAAAATATAGATTATGAAACTATTTTAAAAGAAGCTTTAGACCTGACAGATTATGAAAATTTTGTAGACCCTAAAGACGGAACAATTGTAGAAGAATGGAAGATTAAGAAAACTAATCATGGTTACTCTAAAAAAATTAGTAATTACTATGAAAGTTTTTTAGAATCAAATGAATGTAAACCTAGATTTTATATTCAACAAAAAAACTGGTCTTTACCATTTCATAAAGATAGAGGTACATTGTGTAGTATAAACTATGTTTTATCAAACACAAATGATAAGGTTACATTTAAAAGTTATGAAGAAAGTTATAAGTGTGCTTTATTAAATGTACAAGAAGAACATTCTGTAACTAATTTAAAAGAAGATAGATTACTATTTAAAGTGAGTATATTTGACAAAACTTATGAAGAGGTATTATCTATTTTAAAAACAAAAAAATTAGAGTATATTAATCCTAACTAACTTCTTTTTGTTCAATAACTTCTACTGTATGAGAACTAAACTTTGTTTCATCATTACCAATAGCAGTAATTAACGCAGCTCTGTAATCAGTATATTTTTGTTCAGTTGAAAAAATAATAGTATCAATCTTAGTATTTTCATCAACTGTTTCTCTACTTTGACTTATGATATGACCATCACTTTTGTATTGGTCAAATAAAGTTTGTACAGCATTTCCACTAGTACCATCATCCGATTTTAAAACTGATTGACCAGAAGCAACTCCTGTATATCTTGTCTTAACTTGCCATGCCATTTTTTATCTCCATTGCATATTTTTTAATAAAGTATTGACAGTATTTTCATTAATTGCTATATTAAAGACTATAAACATAGCCTCATAACAAGAAAATAATGTATGCTCTATACATGTATTTATAAAATAAGCTCTGCCGTGTTCAAAATTTAATGGTTTTCTATTTAACATAAACCAACTTTGAGGTGGGTTACAATTCTGTATAGGTACGAAAAGACGAAAAGACTGTATATCAGTCAAACTTTTTCCTAAATCTCTATGTGGTGGAAAAAATCCACCAGGTTTATGTCTAATAAAATGTGACCGACCTAAACTATTTTTAAATAACTCTGTATAATTAGTAACTGAATTATAAACAGGTGTAGGTTTGGTAAAGTCCATCTCATCTAACACTACATTATTCTTTATACAATATTCTTTAACACTATCTAAATCTGGAACGCCACTCAATCCACCATCTAGTGAAGTAATACTTAGTCCTTCTCTACCTGGATTTTTTCTAGGATTATATGGTTTCCAGTCAGTTGAAAAACCTTCTATACTTTTTAATACTGTTTTTGGATTTTTGTAAAGATTTGTTGATATTACATCACCATAATATAAAATTTTATCGTACATCTATATCACTCATATTAAAATTTTCATCTAGTTTTTTATAAAAAACATACTGTTCAGTTTTATTTATAGTCATCATTTTATCATACTTTTTAAAAGACACAAAAGACCTGCCTTTTCTTTGCTCTCT